GGTGGAGCTACCGGCCATCCTCAACGAGGACACGGAGAACGAGAAATCGCTCTGGCCCGAGCAGTGGCCGCTGGAGACGCTCAAGCAGAAAAAAGCCGCCCTGGACCCGCAGTATTGGAACGCCCAGTACATGCAGAACCCGGTGTCCAACACGGCGGCGATCATCAGCCGCAAACTCTGGCGCATATGGGAGCCCGACGAGCCGCCGCGCTGCGACTACGTGATCCAGTCCTGGGACACGGCGTTTGAGGCCAAGACTAGCGCCGACTACAGCGCCTGTACTACCTGGGGCGTGTTCTACAACGAGGAAGAGGACGACAAGGCGCAGATCATCCTGCTCGACGCGTTCAAGGACAGGATGGCGTTCCCCGAGCTCAAGGCCGTGGCGCTCAAGCACTACAAGGAGTGGCAGCCCGACGCGTTCATCATTGAGAAGAAAGCCGCTGGGGCCCCCCTGATACAGGAGCTGCGCAAGATGGGCATCCCGGCGCAGGAGACCAACCCGAGTCGGGGCAACGACAAGATCAGTCGGGTCAACGCCATCGCGGACCTGTTTGCCTCGGGGATGGTCTGGTGCCCGGACACCCGGTGGGCCCGGGAGGTCATCGAGGAGGTGGCGTCGTTCCCCAACGGAGACAACGACGACTACGTGGACACCACGTCACAGGCACTGTTACGATTCAGGCAAGGCGGCTTTATCGCTCTTGACAGCGACGAGCCCGACGAGCCACGCTTTTTCAAACGCCGGGCGCGGGCGTACTATTAAGGATACACAATGGCCACCAACATCGACAAGGCGCTCTACAGCGCACCCACCGGCATCGAGGAGCTTGCTCAAAACGAGGAGCCCATTGAGATTGAGATCATTGACCCCGAGCAGGTCAACATCCATGCGGGTGATCTCGACGTGTCCATCACCCCAGGTGAAGACGACGATCCGTTCGCGGCCAATCTTGCCGACGAGCTGGACGAGGCGGAGCTGGCGACGCTGGCCGGCGAGCTTGCCGATGACATCACCAACGACCTGGGCTCACGCAAGGAGTGGGAGAAGTCCTACGTGCAGGGCTTGAAACTGTTGGGGCTGCAGTACGAGGAGCGCACGGAGCCGTGGGACGGCGCTTGCGGCGTGTTCCACCCGATGATCACCGAGGCGGTGGTCAGGTTCCAGTCGGAGTCGATCACAGAGACGTTCCCGGCCCAGGGCCCGGTCAAGACCAAGATCATTGGCCGACAGACGCCGGAGAAAGACGAGGCTGCAGACCGGGTGCAGGACGACATGAACTACGAGCTGACCGAGGTCATGCGCGAGTTCCGTCCAGAGCACGAGCGCATGCTCTGGAGCCTGCCGGCCACCGGCTCGGCGTTCAAGAAGGTCTACTACGACCCCAGCCTGGGGCGACAGGTCAGTATGTTTGTGCCCGCCGAGGACATCATATTGCCCTACGGGACGACTGACTTGGACACCTGCTACCGTGTAACGCACACACTGCGCAAAACCAAGAGCGAGATCATCAAGCTGCAGCAGGCGGGGTTCTACAGAGACATCGAGCTGCCCGAGCCGGACAAGAGCAAGACCGACATCCAGCAGGCCAAGGACAAGGAGACGGGCTTTTCGGACCTCAACGACGACCGATACACCCTGTATGAGAGCCACGCGGACCTCGTGATCAAGGGCGACGAGCACACAGAGTGTGACGAGGACGGCCAGCCGCTGGGGATCACGCTGCCGTACGTGGTGACGGTACTAAAAGGCAGCAACGAGGTGCTGGCCATCCGCAGAAACTGGACGCCAGACGACAAATTGCACCTCAAACGGCAGCATTTTGTGCACTACCAGTACATTCCGGGCTTCGGAGCGTACGGTTTTGGCCTTTTTCACCTGATCGGGGGCTACGCCAAGAGCGCAACGAGCATCATGCGCCAGTTGGTGGACGCAGGCACGCTGTCGAACCTGCCCGGGGGCTTAAAAACCCGTGGTTTGCGCATCAAAGGCGACGACACACCCATCGCTCCGGGCGAGTTTCGGGATGTGGACATCTCCTCGGGGGCTCTGCGGGACAACATCCTGCCCCTGCCGTACAAAGAGCCGTCGGCTGTGCTGGCGGGGCTCATGGACAAGATCGTCGAGGAGGGGCGCAGGTTCGCAGCCACCGCAGACATGAAGGTCAGCGACATGTCTGCTCAGGCCCCGGTGGGCACAACGCTGGCCCTGCTGGAGCGTCAGCTCAAAGTGATGACGGCCGTCTCTGCCCGGCTCCACTTCTCGTTCAAGCAGGAGCTCAAGCTGCTGGCGGGGCTGATCCGCGACTACACGGACGAGGACTATGACTACGAGCCGGTCGATGCACCGCGCAAGGCCAAAAAGGGCGACTACAGCCACGTCGAGATCATCCCGGTCAGCGACCCCAACGCGGCCACCATGAGCCAGCGTGTTGTCCAGTACCAAGCGGTTATCCAGATGGCGCAGATGGCCCCGGACATCTACGACCTGCCCAAGCTGCACAGGGGTATGTTGGAGGTGCTGGGCATCAAGAACGCCGCTGAGCTTGTGCCGCTGGAGGACGATCAGAAACCGAAAGACCCGGTCTCGGAGAACATGGCTGCGCTTAAGGGTGAGCCGCTCAAGGCGTTCATGTACCAGGACCACGAGTCGCACATCAAGGTACACACCTCGGCCATGCAGGATCCGATCATCATGCAGCTCGTGGGGCAGAACCCCAGAGCGCCGCAGATTCAGGCAGCCATGACGGCGCACATCGCAGAGCACGTTGGGTTCGCATACAGGCAGAAGATTGAGCAGCAGCTCGGCATGCCGCTGCCGCCACAGGACGAGAAGCTACCGCCCGAGATCGAGCTGCAGCTCTCAGCCATGATGGCCCAAGCCGCGCAGCAGGTGCTCCAGCAGAGCCAGTCTCAGGCCGCCCAGCAGCAGGCCCAGCAGCAAGCGCAAGACCCCGTGCTTCAGATGCAGCAGCAAGAGTTGCAGCTACGCGGGCAGGAGCTGCAGATCAAGATGCAGGAGGCCCAGATCAAGGAGAAGCAGATGGCCATCGACGCTGCCGCCCGGGCCGATGAGCTGGCGCTCAAGCGCGAGGAGTTGACCGCACGCATGCAGTTGGAGGGCACCAAGGTGTCTCTCAAAGCGCGCTTTGATACCGAGCGGCTGGCCGCTGAGCAGCAGCGTGACGGCGTTCGCATGGGTGTGGACATCGCCAAGACTAAAGACCAGATGGCCGCGCAGCGGATACAGCAGCAACAAAAGGATAGACCAGCCAAATGATCCAAGATTTCGCACGCGTACTGCGCGAGAAGCTACGCACCGACATGAACAACTACGCCGATGACTTGGCCGGCGGAGCATGTCGCTCATTTGACGAGTATCAAAAACTCTGTGGGGTGATTCAGGGTCTTGCCCTTGCAGAGCGTCATTTAATCGACCTTGCAGAGAAAGTTGAAAAAGCCGATGAGTGAAATCCTCCTACCACCCGGCATTAGTTTGCCGCCGACCATCCAGCCAATTGAAAAGCCCAAGGAAGACACGTCGTCTGAAGAAAAAGCGACGAGCCTGCCCCGGCCGACAGGTTGGAAATTACTCTGCATCGTGCCAGACGTTTCGGAGAAACTTGACGGCACGGAACTGGACTTGGTCAAACCCACGTCCATTTTGAAACAGGAAGAGCACGCCACCACGGTGCTGTTCGTCCTGGAAGTCGGCCCCGACGCGTACAAAGACCAAGCCAAGTTTCCAAACGGGGCGTGGTGTGAGAAGGGTGATTTCATCTTGGTGCGCACCTATTCGGGCACACGCTTCAAGATTTTTGGCAAGGAGTTTCGATTGATCAACGACGATCAGGTCGATGCGGTGGTGCAAGACCCTCGCGGTATTACTCGCGCATAAGGAGCGATCATGGCAAGCGAATTTAAGTTTCCTGACGAGCAGGACGACAAGGACGACAAGATCGAGATTACGACATCGGGTGAAAGCGATGTCGAGATTGAGATCGTAGACGACACCCCCGAGCGTGACCGGGGCCGTAAACCGTTGGATCGGGAGGTCTCAGACCCCACCGATGACGAGCTGGACAGTTACACCGAGGGCGTCAAAAAGCGCTTGAAGGAGCTGACCCACGCCCGCCACGACGAGCGCCGGGCCAAAGAAGCCCTGGCCCGCGAGAAGGCAGAGCTGGAGCGGCTGGCGCAAGCGATGGTGGACGAGAACAAGCGTCTCAAGCAGTATGTGCAGTCGGGCACCGAGCAGTACATGACGATGGCCAACCAAGCGGCGGAAGCCAAGCTTGAGAAAGCCCGGCGAGACCTCAAAGCCGCGCAGGAGGCGTTTGATACTGACGCCATCATTGCCGCCCAGGAAGCCCTGGCCGAAGCCAAGTGGGACTCGCAGAGTGCAAAAAATATGCGCGCGCCCACTTTACAAGAGCCGCAAGAAGATGTACAAAGACAACAACCGCAAAACCAACAGGTGCGGGCCGACGAAAAGACACTGCGCTGGCAGGCAAAAAACCAGTGGTTCGGCTCGGACGGGTTTGAGGAAATTACCAGCTACGCACTAGGGCTGCATCAAAAGCTAGTTGCAAACGGGGTAGACCCCCGCAGTGATGATTATTTCGAGCAGATAGATGCTCGCGTACATTCCAAGTTCCCAGAGATTTTTGGGGGTGCGGAAGAAAAACAACGGTCGCAAGGTTCTTCCACGGCACCAGCTAGAAAACCTGCATCTGTTGTGGCTCCTGCCAGTCGTTCGACGGGCAAGAGAAGGGTTGAGCTTACGCCATCGCAAGCTGCGTTGGTTAAGAAATTCAATCTCGATCCGCAAAAGTATGCACAGGAAGTTTTGAAACTGGAGGCCCAAAATGGTTGAAACTCAAGATCGCACTGCCCGGGAGTTGAAGTCCCGCGATAAAACCGCTCGCGCTGTATACGTACCGCCGAGCAATCTGCCTGATCCGACACCTGAGCCAGGGTGGGTTTACCATTGGGTTGGTACTCATATCCTTGGGCAGGCAAACCCCACCAACGTGTCCCAAAAGATGCGTGAGGGTTGGGAGCCGGTGAAAGCGACAGACCATCCAGAACTGATGCTCTTGGGTAATGAGAAAACTGGCAACGTGGAGATCGGCGGCCTCATGCTGTGCAAGATGCCCTCCGAACGCTACCGTGCCCGCCAGGAGTACTACAACCGACAAGCTCAGGGACAGATGGACTCAGTGGATAACCACTTTTTGCGCAATAACGACCCGCGCATGCCGCTGTTTTCGGAGAAGAAATCCTCCACGACACGCGGTGCCGGGTTTGGTTCTGGTTCAAAGTAACAAGGAGTCCTTAAATGGCATCAGTAGCAGCCCCCTACGGGCTTAAGCCCGTAAATCAGTTGGGTGGCACCCCATATGCAGGTGCAACCCGTACTTATCTCATTGACCCCGCAGGCACCGCCGCAAACATTTTCAACGGCTCGCCCGTGTATGTAAATGCAAACGGCTACTTGGCTGTGGCAACTGCAACCGGCGCTGACGCGACGACTAACGGCTTCCCCGTGGGTACCTCTAACACAGGTATCGTGGGCGTGTTCGTTGGCTGCTCGTTCTTCAACGCGCAAGGGCAGTTGATTTTCTCGCAGTACTACCCCACTGGCACCACCGGTGTGGTTCAGGCTCAGGTTGTTGACGATCCCAACGTTGTGTTCCAAGTCCAGTCCGCTGGCTCTGTGACGCAAGCCGCTGTGGGCGCAAACTTGTTCTTCAGCACTGGCGCTGTGGCAACTGGTAGCACGAGCACTGGTAACTCTACGGCTTCTGTCGTGGCAGGTTCCTCGGCCGTGACCACCACTGCGGCCTTCCGTGTTGTGGGTTTCCCCAACGTGCAGGGATTTTCGGTTGTGGGCGACGCCTTCACTGATGTCTATGTGAAGATCAACCCCGGCTACCATAGCTTCACCAACGCCGTTGGTCTGTAAGGAGTAACTCAAAATGGCAATTTCACGCGCACAACTGCTCAAAGAGCTGCTCCCAGGTCTGAACGCCCTGTTTGGTATGGAGTACGCCCGCTACGGCGAAGAGCACAAGGAAATCTACGAGACCGAGAAATCGGAGCGTAGCTTTGAAGAAGAGACCAAGCTGGCTGGCTTCTCTGCTGCACCTGTCAAGAACGAGGGCTCTGCCATCGCTTACGACAACGCACAGGAAGCGTTCACCGCCCGCTACACCCACGAGACCATTGCTCTGGGCTTCTCGATCACCGAAGAGGCGGTTGAGGACAACCTGTACGACAGCCTGTCTGCTCGTTACACCAAAGCGCTGGCCCGTGCGATGTCCTACACCAAGCAGGTCAAAGCTGCAGCCGTCATCAACAACGGCTTCAACGGCGCGTTCCTCGGCGGTGACGGCGTTACCTTGTTCGGCAACAACAGCTCCAGCACTCGTGTTGGCCACCCGCTTGTTGGCGGTGGCGTTAACTTCAATAGCCCGACCACGGGTGTTGATTTGAACGAGACCGCTCTGGAAAACGCTGTGATTCAAATCGCTGCGTGGACCGATGAGCGTGGCCTGCTGATTGCCGCCAAGCCTCGCAAGATGGTGATCCCCCCGAGCCTGATGTTCGTTGCCAAGCGCTTGCTTGACACTGAGCTGCGGGTCTCGACTGCTGATAACGACATCAACGCGATCAAGCAGATGGGTGCGATCCCCGAGGGCTACACCGTCAACCACTTCTTGACCGATCCAAACGCATGGTTCTTGACCACCGACGTTCCGAACGGCATGAAGCACTTCGAGCGTATGCCCCTGGCAAACTCGATGGATGGAGACTTCGATACCGGCAACGTCCGGTACAAGGCCCGTGAGCGTTACAGCTTCGGCTGGTCTGACCCTCTGGGTATGTGGGGTTCGTCGGGTTCGTCCTGATGAAAACGAAAAAGGGGCCTTGCGCCCCTTTTTCTTTTACTGTATATTGCTTGCATTCCGGGGTTTCCGGCGTTTCTGACAGTCCCGGCTGACGACAAGCAGACAGAGCGCCCACAGTTAACTCGCTTGTGAGGATCAAATGGCAAACACCACCTTCAGCGGCCCGGTTCGGTCGCAAAACGGCTTTCAATCTATCACCACCAACAGCACCACTGGCGCTGTTACCGTGGACGCCACTTTTGGCGCGGCCACTAGTGTGACCGACCTAACGACCACAAATTTGGTCTTTACCGACCAAAACCACCCCACAACCGCAGCTATCAACGCTACGGCCACCGCCACCGCAGCAGAGGTTGCAACGGGCTACATCACTTCTACCTCTGCTGCCGCAACGACCATCACGCTGCCTACGGGCACGGCGCTTGGTGCCGCTATTAGTGCGGTCAGAGGTACCGTTCTTGACCTGTACGTGGACAACACTGCTGGCGCATCGACCGTGACCATTGCTGTTGCTACCAACGGCATCTTGTCCAGCGCTGCTGCGGACACTCCCGGCTCGTTTGGCGACTTGACCATCGCATCTGGCGCTACTGGCCTTGCTCGGTTCACCATCATGTTCTCCAGTGCCACCGCCTACGTGTTTACCCGTACGGCTTAATAGGAGCGCATCATGACGATGCAGTATGACGTAAAGTCGAAACACATGACCTCTTCGGGCGTGGCGGTAAACTACCGAACACGCCTCAAGGGGGCCGTTGTGTCGGCAAACACTAGTGCGGCGGCGCGGCACACGGTGTTTACAAACAATGTGACGCAAACGGGCACTTACGGGCGGTCTACGACCACTGTGACGGTGACTATCACCAATCATGGCCTCACTACTGGGGACCGCGTTTGGTTGGACTTTTCTGCGGGCACAGGCGGCACTGCGACAGACAACGTCTATACGGTCACGGTTTCAGATGCCAATACGTTCACGGTAACGGACTCTGCCAGTGGCACCATCACCGGGTCTCCTGCGGTGTCGATGTACGCTGACATTTTGATGGAAGCAGATTCGTACAACGCGACTGCGTTTCCTGTGGTGATTCCGGGCGAAGGAATTTTGGCCAAAGATGGCATTTTTGTTGGCTTGGTCGCAAACGTAACAACTACTTTGTTCTATGGCTAAGACCGCAGCATGGCAGCGCAAAGAAGGCAAGAGCCCCAAGGGCGGACTCAACGCCAAGGGGCGAGCCTCCTACAACAAAGCCAACCCCGGCAAGCCTGGGCTCAAGCCCCCGCAGCCCGAGGGAGGCTCACGCCGAGACTCTTTTTGCGCCCGCATGGAAGGCATGAAGAAGAAGCTGACCGGCGAGAAGGCAAAGAAAGACCCGAACAGTCGCATCAACAAAAGCTTGAGAGCTTGGAATTGCTGACATGAGCCAGAACCACGACACAGTCAAAAATGTGCTGGACATTGTTTCGGTGGTTGCAACCATTGGCTCGTTCCTGCAATTGCTCACGCCGGTATTTGGCTTGATCGGTGCGATCTGGACGCTGATGCGTATCGCGGAGATGGTCTCGGGCAAGACGTTTGTGGAGCTGATCCGCAGAAAGAAAGCTGACGATGCCAAGCAAGAGTAAGGCACAGCACAACTTGATGGCGATGGTGGCCAATAACCCCGCCGCTGCCAAGCGCGTAGGAATCCCAAAGTCTGTTGGTCAAGAGTTTATGAAGGCAGATAAGGGTAAGCGGTTTGGGTCTGGGAGCCGTGCAGATGCGCAGGCAATCAACAAGCCCAAAACCAATCAAGGTAAGCAAGAGTTTTTTTCAAAAGGTGGTGACACTATGGCTTCCAAAATGAACGCTGGTTTTATGGCAATGATGGCGAAGAAAAAAGGCGCACCTGCCAAGAAGATGGCCAATGGTGGTATCACCACGGCCAAAATGGGTGCGGTCAAGACTGCGGCTCCCAGCCGTGACGGCATGGCAACCAAGGGCAAGACCAAGGGCACGATGGTCAAGATGTCCGGCAGCAAGCCTCTGGGTATGAAGTACGGCGGCAAGACTTGCTGAGCGGAGGCCGTCATGGCTCGTAAATCGTTGGGGAAAGCCGCCAAAGTGCTTGGCGGTCTTGGTGCGATGTACGCACTTTCGAAACTGCCGGTTGGTGCGGGAGTGAGGCCGGAGGATATTGAGAAGGGCAAAGTGCGCGAGCGACTAAGCGGGCTGCCGTTATCGGAAGCTTCTGCTGAAGAAATGATGGCTAAACCACTCATGATACGCGGCAAGTCGGCTAAAGAAATTGGCGATATGGTGCTGTCCGGCAATCGAGCAAAGACAGATGCGGAGCGTGTGTTTACGGCGGGGCTCATTGACCCAAGCGGTCGGTATGCGCGTAGCGGAACGGGCGCAATCTTGACCACAGAGGATGATATGCCTGTTGGTGTTGGCATGAAAAAAGGCGGAGCCGTCAAAGGTTGGGGCAAAGCTCGCGGTGCCCGTAAGGCCAAGGTGTACTGACATGAGACCGAGCCGTGGCATGGGCGCTATCATGCCCTCCAAGATGCCCGGTGGGGTCAAGAAGCCCCGCCGTGACGACACGGACTTCACGCAGTACGCCGAGGGCGGCAAGGTCAACGCGGCTGGCAACTACACTAAGCCGGAGCTGCGCAAGCGCATCGTGAGCCAAGTCAAGGCGGCGGCAACGCACGGCACCGGGGCAGGCCAGTGGTCGGCCCGTAAAGCCCAGCTTGTGGCCAAGAAGTACAAAGCCGCTGGCGGCGGGTATCGAGACTGAGGAGTATTGAAAATGCCAAAAGGATTGCGCAAGCCAATGGACGAGATGCTGCTCGGTACAGAGGGCGGCAAAGGCGGTGTCGGTGGCGGTGGTGGCTCCGGGTTTAATTTTGGGCCAAGAGTCACAGGCAAAAGAAGCGCCAAGGACTACAAAGAAAAGCTTGATTACGAGCCAGAAATTTCCGGAAAAATTAATTTTCCTTCTTCAAGATCAAGGTACGAGGTTCCTGAAGATAGAACACCACGCACAAGTGACGACTACAAAAAAGGCGGCAAGACAGCGTCCAGCCGTGCCGATGGCTGCTGCCAACGTGGCAAAACACGCGGCAAAATGGTATGAAAGACCCGCAGCAATCGCTCAAGGACTGGGGCGCTCAGAAGTGGCGCACCAAGTCTGGCAAACCGTCGTCCAAGACGGGGGAGCGATATCTGCCTGAGAACGCCATCAAGGCGCTCAGCCCCGCTGAGTATGCCGCCACGACCCGTGCCAAGCGGGCAGGCAAGAAAGCCGGGAAACAGTTCGTAAAACAGCCGCCCAAAGTGGCGGCAAAGACAGCAAGGTATAGGTAATGGCTTGGTCAGACGTACTGAAGGCGGTAATCCCCATCGTAGTGGCGGCCCTGGCTTGGCTGCTGGGGCAGGTTGCGTCTTTCTCCGAGCGCCTGACCAAGATCGAGGGGCAGATGCCTGCCTTGATTACCAAGGAGGGTGTGCCCACTGACAGCCCGATCAGCGCGGAGCGCAGGGCTGTTCTCAAAGAGCAGTTGATGACCCACATCAACGATCTACAGGTCAAGGTGCGCCTGCTTGAAGAGCGAGAAAGATTGGGGAAAAAATAATGGCAGGCGGTGGCACCAATTCGTCGAACCCGCTGGGTCCGCAGCAGGGGCAGAGCGCTCCTCCGACTGGCGGCACGGGCCAGATGCCGAGATTTGCCAACAACCCGTTTGGCCCGCCGCAGCAAAATACGGGCGGCGGTATGGCGACGGCCCAGCCCGCAGTAATGGCCGAACCCCAAGTGCTTAACCCGTCAACGTACACCAACTACGGGCAAGGCAACGGCGGCGGTTTCGGTGGTGGGCAGCAACCCGCAATGTTGTCTGACATGCAGCGCCCTGCTGATATGTATTCTGACACGCAGTATCGCCCTGAGCGACAGCAGCCCTTTGGCGGGCAGCTTGGCCAGTTGATGCAGAACCCCTTCCAGCCTCCGCAGCCCCAGCAGCCTGCGTTTATGCAGAGCCCTGAGTACCAGGGGTATCAGACGCAGATGCAGGGACTTCAGCAGCAGATGAACGACTACATGCAGAAAGCCCCGATGTACCAGCAGTTGCAAGACCTGCAAGGCAAAATGCAGGGGTACCATGACAACTATGCTCGGCAACAACAGCAGCAGATGATGCAACGTCCGTCACCGTTTCGCCGTGGGCAGTTTCAGCAGCCAGCGGGTCTTCAAGGGCTGATGGGTATGTTGGGCGGTAGGGGTGGTATGGCGCAGCTAGGGTCGTACGAGCAATATGCAGATACCAATAACAGGGCACTTGCAAGCCCGACGCAAGAAGTTAAACGACCCACCATGTCCCGCGCTGACTTTGAAGCCCGTGAGCAGCAATTGATGTCAAGGCTACAGCCGCGCATGTCAATGGGCATGCCGCAAGCCCGTGGGTTTGAGTCAGACTATCGGGCACTCATGAAGAATGGCGGTAAGGTTTAACTATGGCCACCACATCCGGCGCAGCAGGTTTCAACCTCGATCTGACTGAGATCGTCGAGGAGGCGTTTGAGCGCGTGGGCTCGGAGATGCGTACGGGCTACGATCTTAAGACAGCCCGTCGTTCCATGAACCTGCTGTTTGCCGATTGGGCCAACCGTGGCGTCAACATGTGGACGTTTGAGCAGGGCACCATCCCGCTTGTCCAGGGCATCAACACCTATGCGCTGCCAAACGACACCGTGGACCTGCTCGATCATGTGATCCGCACGCAGCCCAACCAGCAGTCCAATCAGGCCGACCTGACCATCACGCGCATCAGCGTGTCCACCTACGCGACGATCCCAAACAAGCTGACGCAGGCACGACCAATCCAGCTTTGGGTGCAGCGGCTGGACGGGCAAGTCTCTCCCACGGGGTTCACATACCAGAGCGCGGACACTGGTGCGCAGACCCTGACACTGTCTTCCACGGCCAACCTGCCCACGCTGGGCTTCCTCAACATCGGCACCGAGACGATCTACTACGGCTGGATCAACAGCAGCACACAGCTTGGCGGCGTTTTTCGGGCCCAGAACGGCACGAGTCAGACAACTCCTACGGTGGGCACCCCGGCGTACCTCAACAACACTCCGCGCATAACGGTCTGGCCAACGCCAGACCAAGGCACTGTGGGCAACCCCACGTACCAGTTTGTGTACTGGCGCATGCGCCGGGTGCAGGACGCCGGGGGCGGCGTCAACGTAATGGACGTGCCGTTCAGGTTCATCCCCTGCATGGTTGCAGGGCTGTCGTACTACATGGCGCTCAAAGTGCCCGGTGCGATGGACCGGCTGCCGATCCTCAAACAGCAGTATGACGAGGCGTGGGACTTGGCGTCGCAGGAAGACCACGAGAAGGCGGCTGTTCGGTTTGTGCCGCGCAGGCAGTACATCGCTGGGGCGTTCTGATGCCCAATCGTTTTTCGTCCGGCAAGTTTGCGATTGCGCAGTGTGACCGCTGCAACTTTCGCTTCAAGCTCAAGGAGCTCAAGACATACACGCTCAAGACGAAGAACGTGAACATGTTGGTGTGCCCGGCTTGCTGGGATCCCGACCATCCACAGCTTCAGTTGGGTATGTACCCGGTGGAAGACCCGCAGGCGGTGCGCAACCCAAGGCCAGACACCACATATCGGTTGGGCGGCAACAGCGGTCTGCAAATTTCCAACATCAGCGGCACGGACCCAGATGAGGACGGTACAGCCACGGGCGGCAGTCGGATTTTTCAGTGGGGGTGGAACCCGGTGGGCGGATCAAGCTTCTTTGATGCGGCGCTGACACCAAACAACTTGGTTCTTACCGTGAATCTTGGTACAGTTACAGTTGCAACGACATAAGGAGTCGATCATGATGGACGCAAAGAAGGCAGTGCATAAACACGAGAAAGCCAAACACCCTGGTCAGCCGCTGACTAAAATGCGTGCTGGCGGCAAGACCAACAGCGACATGCTCAAGATGGGCCGCAATATGGCCAAGATTGCCAACCAGAAGTCCCCTGGCCGCAAAGGAGCCTAAGATGGCTACGTACAAACAACCTACAAAAGTAGCATCGGTTGTGGTGGGTGAAGAACCCGCCAAGACGACCATGCGCAAGGCCAATGTGGCTGTGGCCAACACCCGCAGTCAAGACTACCCGCCGATGAAAACCAGCGGCATCAAGATTCGCGGCACGGGCTGTGCAACTAAAGGTGTGATGGCTAGGGGTCCGATGGCATGAACTACGCTGCCCTGTCTGCTGCAATTCAGGACTACACCCAGAACTACGAAACGGAGTTCGTGGCGAATATCCCTGTCTTCGTTCAACAGGCAGAGCAGCGCATCTACAACACGGTCCAATTTCCCTCGCTGCGCAAAAACGTCACGGGCTCCACGTACATCAGCAACAAGTACCTGTCATGCCCCAATGATTTCCTGTCGGTGTACTCTATGGCTGTGATTGACGCCACGGGGTCGTATGAGTACCTGCTCAACAAGGATGTTAACTTTATCCGGCAGGCGTACCCAAACCCCAATGACACGGCCATCCCCAAGTATTACGCGCTGTTTGGCCCGACCACGACTTCTGGGGAAAACCCACAGATTACCAATGAGCTGTCGTTTATTCTGGGGCCAACTCCTGATGCCATCTACAGCGTTGAGCTTCACTACTATTACTACCCTGAGTCGATCACAACGGCTTCCAGCGGGCAAACATGGTTGGGTGACAACTTTGACTCGGTGTTGCTCTATGGCTCTCTGGTTGAGGCGTACACGTTTTCAAAAGGCGAAGCCGATTTGATGTCTTTGTATGACGGCAAGTACAAGGAAGCCCTCATGCTGGCCAAACGTCTGGGCGACGGCCTTGAGCGCAGCGATGCATACCGCAGTGGTCAGGCGCGGGTTGCACCTTTGCCGCAGAATAACGGGGTCCGGTGATGGCGTTCACTGGCAACTACTCCTGCAACACGCTGCGGTCTGGCCTTGCCAACGGCACGATCAACTTTGCCACCGACACGTTCTCTCTGGCGCTGTCCACCACCTCCGCCACGCTGGATCAGACCACCACGGCATACACAACGATTGGTGAAGCCTCTGGTGGCAACTATGTTGCTGGTGGAGAAATTGTCACGGCAACAGTGGCCAGCCAAGAAACTTCCAGCGGAAGCACCACGTACATCAATTTTTCGTCCCCAGCATGGACGGGTTCTATCACCGCTCGTGGGGCGTTGATCTACACTCCCGGCGACAATGGTGCGGTGTGTGTTCTTGACTTTGGCTCAGACAAAACGTCTATCGTTTCTTTCACCGTACAGATGCCTGCCAACACCAGCACATCTGCTCTCATCCGACTTGTTTAAGGAGTATCCCATGTCGAACGAAATCGTAAAATCTGTTGATACCATGAGCGCCGGTCTGGTGGCAGGCACCCGTTCTGGCGAAGAGATGATGGCTCTGGGCCGCTTCAAAGTTCAGTGCTTTGACAAAGACGGCAACCTCAAGTGGGAAGATGAAAACCACAACCTCGTGGTAAACGTGGGCCTGCAATACATGTGCGGCACGGCCCTGACCAGCGTGGCTCAGATCACGACTTGGTACATCGGCCTGTATGGAGCGGGTGCATCCAACACCCCCGCTGCTGGTGACACGATGGCTTCCCACGCCGGATGGACTGAAGTTGTCCCGTACAGCAACGCCAACCGCCCGACCTGCACCTTTGCAACCGCAACGACGGCCAACCCGTCTGTGGCCACCAACTCCGCTTCTGTCGCGGTGTTTAACATCAATGCCACCCAAACTGTGGGCGGTGCGTTCTTGACCAGCGACAACACCAAGAGCGGCTCGACTGGTACGCTTTTCTCCGCAGCGGATTTCTCCGCCCCCGGTGACCGGGCCGTCACATCGGGCGACACACTCAATGTAACGTACACCCTGTCGTTGGCAGGTTAAAGGGGTCGTCGATGATCAAGATCGACTTTGAATTCCAAACCCCCCACGGTAAGTTTGCTGATGCTCTGCATCTGCCTGATGATCACACCTTTACGGATGTTGAGATTGAGGCGATGAAGCAGCAGCGTGTGGACAACTGGATTGCCATCGTCACTGCCCCGCCTGTTGAAACTCCTATTGAGGAGTAAACATGGCTGATCGCTACTGGGTCGGCGGCACTGCATCTTGGGACGGCACTGCTGGCAGTAAATGGGCTTTGACCTCTGGCGGCGCTGGGGGGCAAGCTGTGCCCACTACATCTGACGATGTTTTCTTTGATGCTGCGTCCGGCGCGGTGACTTGTACGGTAGCAACCGTTGCGGCAAACGCAAGAAGCCTTAACTTTACTGGGTTTACTGGAACATTTGCAGGATCAACCAATTCGACAGTAGCTGGAAGTGTCACGTTTGTTGCCGGAATGACAACAACCTATTCGGGCAATATGTCAATAACCGGAACAGGTACGTTGACTTCCGCAGGTAAGACGCTTGGCCCAATTACTGTTAACGCCAGTGGTTTGACTGTAACTCTTGGCGATGCCCTTACATCTTCTGGCGCACTTACAGTTACGGCAGGAACCTTCACCACCAACAACTTTAACGTCACTGCAACACAACTGTCGTCCAGCAACAGCAACACCCGCACGATCAATCTGGGCAGCAGTACGGTTACGTTATCCAATTTGAGCGGAATTAGTTTTTCAACTATCACGGGCCTAACTTTTAACGCTGGCACGTCAAGCATTGTTCTTACCGCCACAACTGGCGCAACATTTACCGGTGGTGGGTTAACGTATTACAACGTTACATTTCCCGCCGCCTCTGCTTCAAACACAATCAACGATTCAAACACGTTTAACAACGTAACTTTCACAGGGCCAGCAGCGGCCGGAGTATCCATTGCGCAGTTTGGCAGCCGCCAAACCATTAACGGCACACTGTCCACCACAGGGACAGCAGGTAACCGTCGAGTCTGGTTCCGTGGATCAACCTACGGCATTGCTCAAACCCTCACCATCAACAGCGCACCAAGCCTGACTGATGCTGATTTCCGTGACATCTACGTCATTGGCACTGCTGCACCGATCAGCGGCACTCGCATTGGTGACTTGCGCGGCATCAGGGGGATCACTGCGTCTACGCCAAAGACGGTGTATTGGAACTTGGTTGGTGGTGGCAACTGGTCTGCTAACGCTTGGGCTGCATCATCTGGTGGTGGCGTCAGCACAGACAACTTCCCACTGGCGCAGGACACGGCTGTCATTGAGATGACGGGGTTGAATATATCGGCAACGGTGACGCTGGATACTGCTGTGCCGTATACAGGTACGGTGGATATATCGGTGCGTACAAGCGCAATGACACTTGGTGGGTCAACTGGCTATGCAGTGTACGGAAATTGGGTACTTGGTAGTGGGGTAACTCAAAGCTATTCTGGTACTTTGACATTTTCAGGTAGTAATACACAGACCATCACCAGTGCTGGAAAGACACTTTCTGGTGCAATCACCATTGACTCCTACGGCGGCTCAGTCGAGCTTGCTGATGCGCTAAACATTGGCACCAACACCCTCACCGTCACCAACGGCACGTTCGACACCAAGAACTACAACGTCACTGCTGGAATTTTGTCTTCTAGCAACAGCAACGTCAGGACGATTACGCTTGGGTCGAGTACGGTTACGTTGAGTAACACTGTTGTTCTTTCTACGCCAACAAATTTGACGTTAAACGCAGGCACTTCAACGATTGCAATTAGTTCAAGTGGGTCAACTTTTCAAGGGTCTACCACA